GATTTCGTATCGCCTGAAGTCTATAGCCGAATCTTTACTGGCCCCGCATCTACAAACGGGACATTCAGGCCAGCTCCTTCCCCAATTCAAAATGCCGGGGCACCTTCCGCTTCTCCGACACCTGCCCCAACTCCGGCGCCATCTCAACCTCAACCGTCTGTGGACTATGACAATATGCGATTCCCGACGCGTTATGGAGAGAACCAGTATCAGACGCCGGCTCCGGGAGCTCAAGTTCGTTACCAGAATCCGGACTACAGCAATTATCGCATGGGTTCTGTAGACGGTACAAACGGCGGAATGTATGGCGGAAGCATGCGGGATTATCGAATCCCGACAGTGGACCGAATGTCTAATTCGTACACGGCTCCGTCTCCGGCGATGAATCAGGGATATGGAACTCGGACTCCAGTTCCGACAGCTACGCCTGAGAGACCCGGTCCGTCACCCTATGCCGATAGAACTTGGCAGGATCAGATGGAAGAAGACCGGCGTAGATTTGGAAGATTGAATCTTCCGTAAGATTAGGAAGGGATAAAAAGATGTCATTATCCAATACAGCGGTTCCGATATACTATGGCAGATTCCGGGACGCCGTATTGGCTGGCGAGATCCCGGTAAACCAGTATATCGACATGGAGATGCAGCGCATTGACAAGCTTATCGCGAACCCTGGCGTGTTCTACGACGACAAGGCAATCAATGGCTACATCGCTTTTTGTGAGAAAGAACTGACCTTGACCGACGGTTCAGAATTGCGATTGCTCGACTCATTCAAACTATGGGCCGAGCAGCTTCTGGGCTGGTACTATTACGTTGAGCGTGACGTATGGATCAAGGGCAAAAAGAATAAAAAAGGAAGAACAGTTAAAAGACTGATTAAGAAAAGACTGACAAATAAGCAGATTTTGATTGTTGGACGAGGCGCGGCGAAGTCGATGTACGCCTCAACAATTCAGGGCTATTTCCTGGTGATGGACCCGGCTACGACGCAGCAGATTACGACAGCGCCGACCATGAAACAGGCCGAAGAGGTGCTTTCTCCGCTCAGGACCGCGATTGTCCGGGCGAGAGGGCCTTTGTTCAAGTTCCTTACAGAGAACTCGATACGAACATCAAGGCATTCATCTGTTTCTCAGGCCCTGCTGCAGTCCACCAAGAAGGGCGTGGAGAATAAGGTCACCAACTCCATACTGGAGGTCAAACCTATGGAAGTGGACAAGCTTCAGGGCTTGCGATGCAAGGTGGCCAGCGTCGACGAATGGCTTTCCGGCGACATACGCGAGGACCCCATCGGCGCTATCGAGCAATCCGGCGCAAAAGGTCTCATCGAGGATTACGTCATCATCGCCATCAGTTCCGAGGGGACTGTGCGCAACGCGGTGGGCGATACAATCAAAATGGAAATGGTCGACATCCTTCGGGGTAAATACGACAACCCCCATGTCTCGATCTGGTATTATCGACTGGACGACGAGAAGGAAGTGGCCGATCCCGACATGTGGGTTAAAGCGAACCCCAACATCGGACAGACCGTTTCATACGAGACCTATCAGCTTGAGGTTGAGCGCGCTGAGCATGTCCCGGCCGCAAGAAACGACATTCTCGCAAAGCGCTTTGGCATTCCGACCGAAGGCTTCACGTATTTCTTCACCTATGAGGAAACGCTGCCTCAGGACCGAAAACTCGATTACTGGGGCATGCCGTGCTCCCTTGGCGCGGATCTTTCGATGGGCGATGACTTCTGCGCGTTCGCCTTCCTGTTCCCGCTTCCAGACGGATCGTTTGGCATCAAGACAAGGTGCTATATTTCAATGCTCACCTATCAAAAACTCATACGGGCCATGCGGCTTAAATACGACGAGTTTATTGACGAGGGCAGCCTAATCGTCATGGAAGGCTCGGTGCTTGACATGATCGAGGTCTATGAGGACATTGACAAGCACATTATCGAGAAAGAGTATGACGTGAGATCGTTTGGCTTTGACCCGTACAACGCCAAGGCATTTGTCGAGCGCTGGGTTCAGGAGAATGACCCCGGCGAGAATTACATCGAGAAGGTTCCCCAGGGCGCGAGGACAGAATCGGTTCCACTTGGAGAACTCAAGAAGCTTTCCGAGAGTGAAATGCTGTTGTTCGACCAGGAGCTGATGTCGTTCTGCATGGGGAACTGCATTGCCCTGACAGACACCAACGGAAACAGAAAACTGTATAAGAAAAGAAACGATCAGAAGATCGACAGCGTAGCCGCCACAATGGACGCTTACATCGCTTATAAGCTCCACAAGGAGGAGTACGCTTAAAACCTATCCCTCAAACGGAGGTGCATGAACGTGGGAAAATACTACGTCGCTGGCATTCCATTTGACAGCGAAAACAGCCTCAAGCACTACGGTGTGAAGGGCATGGAATGGAATAAGCATAAATTCGGCATCGATGCTGACGACCGCTACATCAAGTGGTTGAAGAACGCCGGCCAGAATATCGGGCGATTCGGAGCTAATGTCGCCCAAAATGTGGCCAAGGGCGTCACTAATGCTGCAAGGACTGCCGGGACTGCTGTGAACAAGGGCGCGAACTTCGTCACCGGCAATCAGAACCGGCAGCAGTACCAGAATCAGAGCGCTGCCGCTCGAATGATGCGCAATCCGCAGCAGGCCCAGCAGAGAGCCACGAACTACTATAACCAGCAGCAGGCCAAGACCCTGCCGGGCATTGCAAAGACTACAGTCAATACGGCCAAGAATACGCTGTCGAGCACTGCTCAGGGCGTTAAGAACTTTGCAGGGCAGACCGCCCAAAATGCTGGAAAAGCCCTTCAAAATGTTGCTGACACGGCCGGAAAAGCGGTTAATGGCGTTGTCGACAATGCCATCCGAAACGGTGGCGCGACCGCCCAGAACTTCGGAAGGACTGTCTCTGGTGCTGCCCAGAATGTCGGCAACGCTGTCGGCCAGGCTGCTCAGAATGTTGCAAACTGGTATACTGGCCAGCCGAATGCCGATCGTGCCGAAGCTATTGACCGCCAGGTTCAGGAATACGAGAGAATGGGCAATATGATGTACGACAACGGCTTGGATAATGAAGGCGCTCGTTATCATCAGCTCGCTGCCAATCTCGGAAGAGCCGCAGACGCCAATCAGGAAAAGTACGACAATGCCCCGAGGCAGAAGATTGCCGGAGCCGCAAACAATGTTGCCAATGCTGTAGGCCAGGCTGCTCAGAATGTTGGTAATGCCGTCTCTGGTGCTGCCCAGAAAGCAGCGGATGTCGCCAATGCAGCACAGAATGTTGCCAATGCTGTAGGCCAGGCCGCTCAGAACGTCGGCAACGCTGTATCTGGTGCTGCCAATAAAGCCACTGAAGGTGCTAAGGGATTCCTTAACAGTGCCGGGCAGTGGGTGAGCGGTGCTGCCAATAATGTCAAGAATACTGCATCGAAAGCCACTTCTGATGCCAAAAAGGGCGCTTCCGGTTTCCTCAACAGCGCTGGTCAGTGGGTCAGCAATGCTGCGGGTAACGTGAAGAATGCCGCACAGAACGTTGGTAATACCGTCGGCCAGGCAGCTCAGAACGTCGGCAACACTGTCGGTCAGGCAGCTGAACAGGCTCGCGGCGGAATCGGAGGATTCTTCGATCGAGTCGGAAATGCTGTTGGAGGCGCTGCTCAAAATGTCGGCAACTGGGCCGGTAATGCGGCTAAAGACGTTGGTAACGCTGTTAGTGGAGCTGCAAATGCCTTGGGCGACTGGGCTGGAAACGCCGCGCAGAATGTCGGCGGAGCGGTTCAAAATGCCGGCAACTGGGTTGGGGATCAGGCTCAAAACGTCGGCGGCGCTGTAACCGGTGCTGCTCAGAACGTCGGCAATGCTGTCTCCGGCGCTGCTGACTGGGCTCGTAACGCTGCCGGTAATGTCCGCAATGTTGTCGGCACTGCTGAAAATGCGGCGGGTGAATGGGCTCGCAACGCCGCTGGCAATGTAGGCGACTGGGCCGGACAGGCTGCCCAGAATGTTGGCAATGCTGTCTCCGGTGCTGCCGAAAACGTCGCTGACTGGGCTCGTAACGCTGCTGGTAATGTTGGAAATGCTGTTAATTCGGTCGCCAATGTACCGCAGAAGGTAGCCGATTGGTATACTGGACAGCCTTATGCTGATCGTTCTAACATGCTTAGAACTATTCAGGATGACAAAATGGCGACTGCAAATAGAATGATGGATTATGGTACTGACATGATCGGTCGATCTTTTGATGCTGCTCCGCCTTGGAGAATGTCTGCTGATGAAAGTGCTTATGCACAAAAGGCCAGGGACGATTCTAAGAAGTTGTTTGACGCTGGCCTCGATGTTCGCAATGCTGGATACGATAAGCTGGACGAAGCTTATGCTATGAATACTCCCATACATGATGCTGATGAGAGATACAATTCCTCTCCGAGGCAAGTTCTCAATTCGGCTGCAAATTGGGTAGGCGATCGCGCTCGTGACGTTGGACAGGCTGTTGGAAATGCGGCTTCGTCAGCTGCAAATTGGGTTGGTGATCGGGTGTTTGACGCAGAGTATGCTATGAAGCAGCCGGCAAGGACCCGTCTGAATCAGGAATGGGTATCAAAACGTAACCAAATCTATAACGATGTTGCTCAAAAGTATGGTCTCGATCCTAATTCAAACGGTATGATGATCGATAGGCAGAGCGGCGGAGAATTGGAACGCCGTCTTGAAGAATTATCTGCCGAATATGCAAGAAAATTGGACGAGATCAACAGGAACCCGATAGGTACTGCCATCGGTAACATGTTCCATTCCGCCATGAACGAAAAGCCCGACGGCGTTTCCGATGCCTTCTGGGAGAAGTTCACCGCGGACGGCGGAACCAGGGAAGACTACGAACGCGACTGGCGATAAATCAAAATAACTGTAGGTGATCCATAATGCCAAAATTCATTGACAGGCTGCAACATGCCTGGAATGCGTTTCGGGGGAGAGACCGACCCTCGAGCAAGGAGTTAGGGTCTGGCAGTTATTACCGTCCGGACCGCAGAGTCAACGTACTTCGAGGCAACGACAAATCCATCGTCACATCGGTCATCAACCGCATATCGGTGGACGTTGCGTCTGTCAGCATTCTCCACGCGAGAGTGGACAGCAACGGGAACTATGTGGACACCATCAAAGACAGTTTGAACGATTGCCTGACCCTGGAGGCCAATATTGACCAAACGGGCCAGGCTTTCTTTATCGATCTGGCTTCCACAATGCTTTCCGGAGGATGCGTTGCTGCGGTTCCGATCGAAACGTCAATCGACCCGAATATTTCTTCGAGCTATGAGATAGAATCGATCCGCGTTGGGCTTGTCACCCAATGGTTTCCAAAGTATGTGCAGGTAAATGTTTACAACCAGCTGACCGGAATGCGGGAGGAGATCGTCGTACCCAAAGAGCAGGTGGCGATCATTCAGAATCCCTTCTACGATGTAATGAATGAGCCCAACTCGACATTGCAGCGTCTGATCCGCAAGTTAAGTCTGCTGGATTCCGTTGACGAACAGGTGAGTGCCGGCAAGCTGGACATGATCATTCAGCTACCCTATACGATTCGGTCAGAGGCCAGGCGTGAACAGGCCGAGAATCGCAGAAAAGACATAGAAATGCAGCTGCGAGACTCGAAGTACGGAATCGCCTATACCGACGCCACCGAAAAGATCACTCAGCTGAATCGTCCTCTCGAAAACAACCTGCTGAACCAGATCGAGTATCTCACAAATCAGCTCTACAGTCAGCTTGGTATCACTCCCGAAGTGCTCAATGGAACGGCGAGCGAGGAGACCATGCTGAACTATTTCAACCGAACTGTCGAGCCCATTCTCACGGCAATCGCCGATGAATTCAAAAGAAAATTCCTCACCAAGACTGCTCGAACTCAGGGTCAGTCGATTTTGTTTATTCGGAATCCGTTTAAGCTTGTACCGCTCAGCAAGATCGCTGAAATCGTGGACAAGTTCACGGCCAACGAGATTCTGACCTCGAACGAAATCAGAGGAATCATCGGATACCGGCCCGTTGAGAATGACCGTGCCAACCAGCTGATCAACAAGAACATCAATCCTCTTGAGCTGCAGGGGGCGGAAGACCCCACTCTGGCATTGCCCGACGGAAATCAAAATGAGACCTACTTCGTTGACGAGAATCAGGGCGGATCAATTATGGACCGCATCGGCAATATGCCCGTGTCCGAATTCAACGCCATGATTATGCAACAGCAAGGTCCGCCTGATTAAAACTGGAGGTAACCATCATGGCCGAAAAGTTTGATTTCGGCGGATACGCTACCAAAAACGACCTCAAATGTGCCGACGGCCGGACCATTCGCCGCAACGCCTTCAAGGAATGCGACGGCATTACGGTCCCCCTGGTCTGGCAGCATGAGCACGACGATCCTTCCAAGGTTCTGGGTCATGCACTGCTTGAGAATCGTGATGATGGCGTATACGCGTACTGCAAGTTCAACAACACCAAGGCCGGCCAGACTGCCAAGGAGCTGGTGATGCATAAGGACATCAAATCCATGTCAATTTATGCCAACAAGCTCATTCAGAAGGCCAGCGATGTGGTTCACGGCGTGATTCGTGAGGTCAGCCTGGTTCTGGCTGGTGCGAATCCCGGCGCTGTGATCCGCGATCTTTCCTTCGAGCATTTCGACGACGAGGAAAGCGAGTTCGAAGCCTGGATTCACAATGACGAGAATATCGTCCTGGCGCATTCTGCCATTCCTGCAGCGGCTCCCGCTCCTGTGCAGATGCCCATGCCCCAGTATGCTCCGAACTATATTCCTGCTGCGGCTCCCATCCCTGCTCAGATGCCGCCCGCCGACTATCTGGCGCACGCTACCGCAACGGCACCTGCCCCGCAGAAGGAAATGACCATGAACGACATTCTGGACAGCATGAATGACGACCAGCAGAATCTGCTGTTCTATTGCGTCCAGGAAGCCATGAAACAAGGCGCGACTGAAGATGACGGCGCCAATAAGGAGGAAGAAGATATGTCTCACAATCTTTTCGAAAACCAGGGCACCAACAACACCATCCTGATTCACGACGCCCTGCACACCGTTCTGGAGGACGGCAAGAAGTACGGCACTCTGAAGGAGTCCTATGAGCATCACCTGAATGAGGGTGTTCTGGCTCATATCGACACCACCGGTATGGAAACTTCCACCGGTGACCAGACCTATTTCGTCAACGATCCCAGCTTCCTGTTCCCCGAGGCCAAGGCGCTGAACAATCCCCCCGAGTGGATCAAGCGCGACATGGACTGGGTCCAGGAGGTCATCGGCAAGACCCACCACACCCCCTACTCCCGCATCAAGAGCATCTTCGCTGACATCACCGAGGACGATGCCCGTGCGAAGGGTTACATCAAGGGCAAGCAGAAGGTTGAAGAGGTCTTCACCCTGCTGAAGCGTACCACCACGCCCCAGACCGTGTACAAGAAGCAGAAGCTGGACCGCGACGACATCCTGGACATCACCGATTTCGACGTGGTCGCCTGGATCAAGTCTGAGATGCGGATCATGCTGAACGAGGAAATCGCTCGCGCCATCCTGATTGGCGACGGCAGGAACCCCCTGTCCGACGACAAGATCTCTGAAGATCATGTGCGTCCCATCGCCACCGACAAGCCGCTGTTCTCCATCCAGCAGACCGTGACCGTCGGCGCTTCTGAGGAAGCTACCGCCAAGAACTTCATGAAAGCCTGCCTGCGCGCCCGCAAGGACTACAAGGGCTCCGGCAATCCCACCCTGTTCACCACCGAAGAGGTTCTGACCTCCATGCTGCTGATCGAGGACGGCATCGGCCACATGATGTATCGCACCGAGGCCGAGCTGGCCACCGCGCTGCGCGTGAAGAACATCGTCACCGTGCCCGTGATGGAAGGCGTCAAGCTGGACAGCAACGCCAACGAGCTGATGGGCATCATCGTCAACCTGCAGGACTACAACGTTGGTGCTGACAAGGGCGGCGAGATCAACATGTTTGATGACTTCGACATCGACTTCAACCAGCAGAAGTACCTGATCGAGACCCGCATCTCCGGCGCTCTGATCAAGCCCTACTCTGCCATCGTGCTGAAGAAGCCCGTTTCTCAGAATCCCTGAGTTAGCGGAGACTAATTCAAAATGGGAGTGACATAGCGCATGGCAAAGTTTTATGGAGCCGTTGGGTATGTTGAAACCCAGGAAACCGGGCTCGACATCTATACCAACGTGCCTGTCGAACGAATGTACAGGGGTGACGTGGAGGAAAACAGCAGGCGTCTGGAAAACGGCGAGGGCGTGAACGACAATGTTAGCATCGGCAATCGTATCAGCATTGTCGCAGATGCCTACGCATATCAGCATATGCATGCTCTGCGCTATGTCAAATGGATGGGGACCGCATGGAAGGCCACATCGGTCGTCGCCAAGCGTCCCCGTCTGATTATCACGCTTGGAGGTGTATACAACGGTGAAATCGCGACAAATCCTTAGCGATCGGCTTCACGCTCTCTGCGAGCACGTATACTTTCAACCTCCAACGGGGTTTATGCTGCTGTACCCCTGCATTATCTATGAGTTCACAGGCATCGAGAAACGTCCAGCCGACAATATTGGGTACACCACGTATGGCGTCTATAGCATGACTTACATCACGCGTGACCCGGATGATGAGACGAAACTTCTCATTGCCGAACTTCCAATGTGCAGTATGAGCCGAACCTATGAGAGTGACAACCTCTATCACTACTCATACAAAATCTACAATTAGCGATGACGAGGTGACCCCGCATGGCAAAACTCAAATGGGACGCCGAAAACCAGAGAAAAGTTGAATACGGGCTCAGCAAAGGCGTTCTTTACCCCAGAGGAGGTCCGGGAGTCGCCTGGAACGGTCTTACCGCCGTTTCTGAAAAGCCCAAGGGCGGAGACATCGTAAAGCTGTACGCTGACAATGTGCAATACGCGACCCTCAGGTCTTTCGAGACCTACGAGGCAACCATCGAAGCTTACACCTATCCGGAGGAATTCGCCCAGTGCGATGGCTCCGTAAAGGTGACCGATGGTGTAAAGATCGGCCAGCAGAAGCGGAAGCCTTTTGACTTCTGTTATCGGACGGAAATCAAAGTCGCGTCTGACAGCGTTTACGATCAACCGTACAAGCTTCACCTCGTTTTCAACGCGACGGCGTCCCCGAGTGAAAGGAACTATCAAACGCTGAACACCTCTCCGGAAGCGACAAGCTTGTCGTGGGATATTCAGACAATGCCGTTTATCATCAACGGGCATACGGGTGCTTCGACACTTGTGATCGACTCAACTGAAGTCGACAGGATCAAGCTCGAGGCCCTCGAGAGTATCCTGTACGGGCTCGACGGAGAGCCGCCGAGAATGCCCGACCCTGATGAGGTTGTGCAGCTGCTGCAAAGGTTGGATTTGCATCGATTGCTGATGAACGCGTTTACCAGATCCGGAAAATGGAGATGGGACACGTTCAACTTTTTCACCGATACCGTTCCCATTGCAATCGATCGCGAGGCTCAAAGGCATATCTACTGCGAGCCTGAACCCGGTACAACCTATATTCAGCCGTCTGTAGCTTACAAGCTCCTGAACGAAAACGAAAACGGTAGACGCAAATACATGCTGATTGTTGTAGATACCGATAATCCAAGCGATACGGCGAACTACCTCAAAACACAGCTTGATTTGCGCGGAGAAGAGATCATTCGATCCGGCAACGTCTACTACTACACCTATACTCTCTATATTTAAAGGAGGATCAACACATGGCTGCTCTTGTGTGGGATAAGACCGCTGAACGGTTTTACGAAACTGGCGTCGACCACGGCGTCCTCTACGTCCAGAAGGCCAACGGCACCTATGACACCGGTGTCGTCTGGAACGGCCTGACTGCTGTCACCGAGAAGCCGGACGGTGCTGAGCCGAACGACCTGTACGCTGACAACATCAAATACGCCTCCCTGCGTTCCGCCGAGACCTTCGGTGCAACCATCGAGGCCTATATGTACCCCGAAGAGTTCGCGCAGTGCGATGGCTCCGCTGCTATTGCTACCGGTGTTTACATTGGCCAGCAGAAGCGCAAGCCTTTCGGTTTCTGCTATCGGACTCTGATCGGCAACGACACTGCGTCTGACGAGGACGACGGTTACATGCTGCACATCATCTACAACGCGACTGCTTCTCCCTCCGAGAAGAACCACGAGACCGTGAATGATAGCCCCGATGCTATCACGATGTCCTGGGATCTGGACACCACTCCCGTGGCCTTTGAGGAGCACCCGACCTACAAGCCCACCGCGACGATCACGATCAATTCCACGAAGTGCGACGCGACCAAGCTGAAGGCGCTGGAAGACACACTGTATGGAACTGCGAACGCCGAACCGACTCTGCCTTCTCCCGACGAGGTTATCGAGATCCTCAAGTAACCTAACCTGCGGCCCTGTCGGTTTAACTGCTGACGGGGCTGCTCTATTCGCTTTATGAAAGGAGCTACCAAAAATGATCAAGAAGACAATCAAATATTTCGATTTCGACGGAAACGAAAGAAACGAAACCTTCTACTTCAACCTGACCAAGGCCGAGTGCATGGAGATGGAACTGAGCGCCAGCGGTGGCCTTGAGAAGACCATCCAGAGGATCATCGAGGCGAAGGACACCAAGATGATCGTCGACACGTTCAAGGATCTGATCCTGAAGGCCTACGGTGAGAAATCGCCGGACGGCAAGTATTTCTACAAGTCTCCTGAAATCTCCGCAAAGTTCGCCAGCACGGAAGCCTTTTCCGAGCTTTTCATGGAGCTGTCGAGCGACGCAGAAGAGGCCACGCGATTCTTCAACGGCATCATTCCCCAGATTCCTGAGGACATGAAGAAAGCCGCTGAGATGAAGAAGGCCATGATTCCGGGCGCATAAACCCGGATCGGGAGGTGCGGTGAATGCTTCAGATCGTCATTCCAGAGAGAGAATTCTTCGATCAGGAAAAGCAGGAATTTTGCTATCTTAAAGAGCAAAAGCTGACGCTGGAGCATTCTCTCATCTCCATATCAAAATGGGAATCAAAATGGAAGAAACCATTTTTGGATAAGGCGGACAAAACGCCTGAAGAATCAGCCGACTATGTTCGGTGCATGGCCATTGGTAAAGAACCGGATGTCAAAACCCTACAATGGATTCCCCCGAACATTTACAACCAGATCAATGAATACATCGCGGATAGCATGACTGCTACGTGGTTCAATGAACGAAACAAAAAGCCCGGGGGAGGGCAGGTAGTGACATCCGAGCTCATTTACTATTGGATGATTGCCTTTCATGTTCCGATCGAGTGCGAGAAGTGGCACCTTAACCGGCTGCTGACGCTGATTAAGGTTTGCGAGCTCAAGAACGCACCGCAGAAGAAGATGAGACGCAAGGAAATCTACTCTCGCAACGCGGCACTGAACGCTGCGAGAAAACAGAAAATGGCAGCAAACGGGGGATTGCCGTGATTAAGATAACCCAGAAAGGTGATTTCAAGAACACAGAGCATTTTTTTAAGAAGGTCATCAAACGGGAATACATGAAGCTGTTTGACCAGGTTGGCGCTGAAGGTGTCAAGGCGCTTCAGGAAGCCACCCCCAAGCGGACCGGCAAGACAGCGGCCTCATGGAGTTATTCTGTTGAGGAGACCAAAAATGGCCTGACGATTTCTTGGAACAACTCAAATCGAAATGACGGCGCGAACGTTGCCATACTCATACAGCTCGGTCACGGCACCAGCTCAGGCGCCTACGTCAAAGGCATAGACTATATCAACCCCGCTTTGAAACCAGTATTCGACGCTTTCGCAAATAAAGTATGGTGGGAGGTGACGCGCAATGCCTACAACCGATAATAGAATCGTTCAAATGACGTTTAAAAACGAACAGTTTGAGCGAGGTGTTCAGCAAAGCTTACACTCGTTGGAAGAATTGAAAAAGGCCCTTGACCTGGACAAATCCGCAGAGAGCCTTTCGAATCTTGAGAAGATTGCGAGCTCTTTCGACATTTCTGGCATCGCAGACGGCATTGATGAAATAGCCAACCGCTTTACTCTCCTGGGCAATATTGGACAGGAGGCTTTCCGTCGGATTTCCAGTTTTGCGTTGGATGAGGTCCACAAAGTCACCAGTGCCCTGACGTCCATGCCTCAGGCGGGTATGGATAAATACGAGCAAAAGAATAAGACTGTTCAGATGATTCAGTCCGCACTGCCCGATAAATCTCTCGAAGAAATTGAGGCGGTGCTTGAGAAATTAATTGATTACACTGACCTTACCAGTTACGACTATTCCAGCATGGCCAATAATATGGGCAAATTCATATCCGCTGGTGTGGATATGGAAGTTGCCGAAAAAGTCATGGAGGGCATCGCAAACGAAGCGGCTTCTGCAGGCGGAGAAATAGCTGACGCGACCATCGCAATGAACAACTATTCTCAGGCACTTGCTGCTGGTGCTGTTAAGCTTCAGGACTGGAACAGCATACGAATGCGAAACCTCGACACCAAGGAATTCAAAGAAGAGGTCATTAAAACCGCTATCGAACTCGGAAAACTTGGCAAGGTTAGCGACGATGTTGGCTACCTTATCATGGGCTCCGGCAAAAAAGCAAAGAAAGTAACTGTTGATTATCAGACCTTTGCGGATACCTTGTCAAAAGGTTGGTTTGATTCCGAGGTCATGATTAAGGTGTTTGAGAAGTACGCTGACCGCGAGGAAGGTGTCGGCAAGAAAGGCTTTGAAGCGGCAAAGATCGCTATCACCCTGTCTCAGGCACTGGACGCCGTAAAGGATGCTATATCTACCGGATGGATGACCAGTTTTGAGCATTTGTTTGGCAACCTGGAAGAGGCTGGAGATCTGTTCACCCGCATTTCTGACGCTCTTATTGACTTTACAAGTCAGATCAGCGAGGCTCGAAACGCTTTGCTCGAGGGCTGGCATAACGGCGGGGAAGATGGCATATCTGGCTATCAGAAGGTCATTGAAGGTCTTTCCAATGTCTGGGGAACTTTAATGGGCATCGTAGATTCCGCAAAGGAAGCATTTACAAATGTATTTGGTGTTTTGGACTCGAGTGGTCTGATCGACGCCTCAAAAGCATTTGCAGATTTCACAGCCAATATGCGGGAGTTCTTCGGTGTAACTACCGAAGTCAAGACCAGTGTAGAATATGTTGAAGAGGTTTGGGACGGTGTTGAAAAGTGGACGCATCCTCTACAAAGAGGGATGAAAAACTCTAAGCAGGATGTTATCAATCTTCAGCAGCATTTGCTTGAACTTAAGGACGAAACCATACAGCTCAAAAAGCACGGCGTGGATGGCATATTTGGGCCTGAGACCGAGAAGGCACTCAAGAATTTCCAGAAGAAAGTCGGGCTCGCGCAAACAGGAATCTACGACCAGAAAACAAGGGATGCCCTGGCCAAGACGCTATACCCAAATGGAAAGATCAGGAAAGTTGCCAATGAAAACAAGGAAACAACCACAAAGCTCGGCAAGGGTGCTGAGAGGCTCAAAGGTATATTTGAGGGTGTCGCAGCTGCCGGAAAAGTCGGTCTCGGAGTGCTTGAATTCGGTTTGAAACTTTTCGGTGAGGTCTATAAGATCATCCTTCCAGTCGGCCGAGGCATACTTGAGTTGGCTTCCGGTTTGGGGAGACTGACCTCGCTGTTTGTGGATTTCATCACAAAGACATCCGCAGGGGAAAAAGTTCTCGAAGTGTTCAAAACTGTGTTATCGCCATTGGCGACGGCGTTTAAGAAAATCGGCGGCTTCCTACTGTTCGTTGGGAACGGCATCAGCGACATTGTCATCGCTGCACGAAAAGGCGTGTCGAGTTGGAAAGAACTTGGTGAAAGATTAAAACTGAATCCGAAAATAAATGCTAATGGCATAATTCTATATAATATACTGACAAACATCATTGACGCGGCTAAGAAAGCGGCACCCGTTTTTGAATCTCTTTGGACCATGTTGACCGGTTTGTTCAATACTGTGAAGGGCTGGATCTCCGAAAAAATCACTACCTCATTGTCCGCACTTGGAACTTTCTTTGAGGGGCTTTGGGGTACGATCAGCCAGGGAGACTATCTTACAAAGATACTTACAGGAATAGGGACCGCTTTGCAAATCGTTCTCGGAATCATCAGCGGCGTTGGCTACGGTATTTATTCGTTAGTCAAAGCACTGGTTGAAGGCGGAGTCGCTCTGTTCAATTTCGTTAAGAACAGCGAATTCGTACAGAACGCTTTGAGTGCCATTGCGAGATGGACAAAACCGGCACGTGATTTCTTTTCCGCCGTTTGGCAGAGCATCCAAAGTATATCTGGAAAGATTGGGAATGCCAAATCATTCACACAGATATGGTTCGGCTTTCTAAAAGCGATGCATGATAACCCGATCGGAAAG